AACTTGATGCGATCGGTGTTGGTACCGACCAGACCAGAGAAAGCAGTGCCCACACCGCGATCCTTGCGCAGGTCGGGAACACGAACGCCCAGGTAATAGACGTTGGCGCCGGCAGGCAGGGTCAGGCCGGTGATATCAGCACGGGGCTTGTCATCGCCACGCTTATCAGGCGAGGGGATGATCACATCGAAGCTGGTGCCGCCGGTGGCGTTCACCAGGGCATAGCCAGTGATGTGGTAGTACACGCGGCCAGGTACGCACACCGCAGGCTGGCCCTGGTAGGAGCTCAGGCGGTTGACGTAGTTACCGGGATAGATCTTCTTAGCCATTGTTCGTTACCTCCTATCAGTACACGAACGAGTAGGCCACAGTCACGAAGTCCTTGTTCAGGATTTCGAAACCGGCGAAGAGCGACCAGATCATGATGATGAAACGACTGAAGTCGTCGTTGTTGTTCAGCAGGATCTGAGCGTTATTGCCGCCAATGCCAACGCCCACGGCTTGAGGGCCGAAGAACAGCATCGGAGCAGCGGTGGTCACTGCGCTGCTGATGGAAGCGTCAGTGATGGTCACCTGAAGGCTCTTCTCGGGCAGGTTGGTGCTTTCGAACCAACGCACACCCTCAAACAGGAAGCCAGAAGGCATTACGGGCTGACCAGCAACGAAGCCGGCCTGACCGTAGGCAGGGCCCATGCCACGGAAGAAGCTGGCGTTAGGGGCCAGTTCGGGCTGCATGGGGTTGACCATGCCGTTGCCTGCGTAACGAGCGATCTCACGGAACGCATCGTTCTGGCGCAGGTGCATCATTGCGGTGGGATCCGCAATGCAACGGTAGTAGCCGTCAGCAAAGGTGGGGACGTTCCGCTTGCGCATGTCCTTGACCACCTCGAGGAGGTCGGTCTTGACATCGAACTTGGCGGATTCGCCGGCTGCGTAGGTGAGGAAGGGGGCAGAGGTTGCCTTGGCCTTCTTCAGGGGGTAGAAGTAACCACCCTTGGTGCTGTCAGCTGCGCCGTTGGCTTCAGCTTTGAACAGCTCGTCGGCGAAAACGCGATCGCGCCAACGACGGTAGTCATCCAGCAGGGTCAGAGAACCGATCGACTGGTGGAAGACATTCAGGTTGCCGGTGTCCAGCAGCAGGCGCTGAGCAGTCAGCAGGGTTTCCCGGGCCACCTTGAAGGTGGAGGGGGCGGAGGTATCGGTCGGGTCAGCGGGGCCGGTGTACTCCTTGAGAGTCACCAGCACCTTGTCCTTCACGATCGAGCGCGAAGATGCAGTGCCGAGAGTTTGATCAGCAGTGCGCTCACGGCTGTCCTTAGTGCCAGGGGCACCCCAGAAGCGGTAGCGATCAAGCTGAACAGTCTGGCCGGGTTGCTTGGCGAAATCGTGCACAACCACGGGCTCGACCGCCATCTCCACGATGTACGAGGGATGGGGGCGATAAAGCTCGGCACCTAGCAGCTTCGGAAAGTCATTGTCAATCCACATGGGATGAAATGTCCGAGTGACAAGTGTGCGAGAGGGCACTCAATGTGCCTCCTAGGGCTTACTATAAGCAGGTTGCGTAGTGTGAAAAATTGGACGCTGCAGACGTCCGCGGGCTGCTCGGCTTACTTCTGGCTGACGGCAGCCTCGTCCCATATCGCAGTCCCGGCGGGGGTTATATCCAGCTGACCCTGACCGCTGGGGCCTCGGAGTCGGCCTTCCTCGAGGAGAAGGTTGCAGAATTCCGTCAATTTGTGCCGACTCAGGCGCAAATTGTTCACTACAAAACCAAGCCCAGGTCCAACGGCAGGAGCACTTCGGTGCTGCGCTTTCGGGTCTCCTCGACCAAACTGCGCCCCGTCTACAACCTGCTCTACCCCAGCGGCGAGCGCGAAATCAGTCAGACCGCGCTCGACATGTTGGGCGCAAAAGCAGCGGCCTGGCTCTGGGCGGAAGGCGCGCGGGTGTATCCCGAGGGCTACGTCGATCTCGCTCGCGTTGGCAAAACCTTTGATGAGGCGCTGCGCGTTTGCCAGTGGATCGGGGTGCTGACCGGCGCGGAAGCCACCCTGGCCGATACCCACATCAATCCGCGCCTGCGCTTCCAGCAGCGAGAGGCCAGCAAGATTCGCAAGGCACTCGCCCCCTACGCACCTGCATCACGCATCCATCTATTCCAAGAAGAGGTCTGGGATGTCAGCGCAATTCGTAGCGCTCGCACTGAGCTACTGCTTGGGCAAGGGAACGATCAGCTTGCGAGGTCAGAAGAAGCGCCCTTGGCTCGAGATCAAGCGGCCGGAGACGGATCTGACCTATTTGAATCATCAGCTGCGCATGCTGCACAAGGCGCATGATGGCAAGCTCGAGGCTGCCTCTGACATTGTCCAGGGCAGCGGCTTCTACGACGATCGCCGCATTCGCGTCCACAGCCCTGATCTCTACCGGGTTTACGAGCTGCTTTACTTCCGCGATCAGCGTCGCCTTACGCCTGAAGTTCTCAAGATTGCTGGCGCTCAAGGGTTAGCGGCACTCTGGTGCGATACAGGGACAGTGGCCAAGAACAAAGCGATCCTGCGTTCCTGGGCTGACGCCGAAGAAACTCAGCATCTCCGCGCTTGGGCCCTTGACCTTGGTCACACGCCTGCTCTGGTGCAAAGGGGTCGCCTTGAATTTCATGGCATCTTTGCCGACGATCTCATTCATGATCTGCGCAAGGTTCTACCCCGCTGCAAGTTGCCTACACTGCGGCGCTAGCTTTACCTGGCTGCGCAAGCAGTAACCCCGAAGAAGAACGGCGTCAGGGGTATCGAATCCAGGAGCTTGGATTTTTGCCGTTTCCCCAAGCTGGTGAGTGATCCGCCGTGCGTCTGATCAACGTGCGGCGGCGCCTGGTACGCGCAATCCCAATAAGCGGCAATTATTAGGGAACCGCGTATTGACTAGCATTGCTGCATCCCTGGCGGGCATTATATGGCTCAGCAAGGTGCTGAAAACGATCCAAAATCAGATCGCGATCTTCCTGCAGTGAAACGCATGGGCGATCCTGATCCCCTCGATTCCGGGATCCGGCGCAAGTTTCTTGTCTTCTGCCAGGAGAATCCATGGGCCGATGAGTGCCGTATCTATGACCCGTGATGACCCTGACACAGACACAGGCCCACGAACTCACGCGCACCAGTTACGGCGGTAGCGATCCAACCCTGCCGTCGTTCTTGCGGCCTTATTACGTCAAGTACAACGCTGTTAGCAAATCAAGGGACCTAGGCCAGACCGACATCCTCATCGCGGACCTCACCGGCGAGATTGGATCCGAGGCCGGCAGTAACACCCTCTACTTCAAGGTCGCCCTGCCGCGTCGCGTTGAGCTTAGCGTGCGCAAGCTCAGCAGTGGTGCCAGCACTGATCGCTTCTTAAGCGTCGGAATCCTCGACGCCGAGCGCAAACCAATACCTCTTGACACCAGTGGATACGCCACCGAATGCGACATCCACGGTACAGACGCCTACGAAAACCTTTTAGGGGTCCCCGCCGGGACCTATTACGTCACGGTCTCTAGTAGTCAGTGGCAACGCATTCCCTTTGCGATCGCGATCGCCGTTGGTCGCTACGCCCTACTTGATGGCGCTGCTCGAGGATCATTCAGCCCAGTTGGCAGGATCCCGCTGGTGAAGCCCACCGGGCAAGCCGATGGAACTGCACCCCTCTCCGGCACGCTGCTGCGACCGAACGTCATCAAGAATGCAACGGGTTCAGCGGGCGGTACTGCACTGCCAACGCTCGCGCTCAGTATTCTGCGCGGGGCCGTTATCGGAACAATGGTCCCAAGCGGTCGCCTGATGATGAACTGGAAGCTCAGTGGCGTAGCCAGTGGTTCAGCTCAGTCACAAGGAACCTTGAGCAGCGAGTCTCCGTATGGCGGTGGATATGGCTACTGATAAGCCATGACTCGCCTTACCTAGAATCGATTCATTGCCCGCGAATGGTCCAATAAGGACATGGCGTTTTCCCAGTATCTTGCCGACAAAATTCTGATTTGGATCAAAGGCACGACCTTCCCGACTGCGCTTTCGACTGTTTTCGTCAGCCTCCACTCCGGTGACCCCGGTACAGCAGGTGCAAACAATAATGTTCAATCGACTATCACCGGCAGCGCCAACCGCACGAGTGTGACCACCTCGACCTTCAGCACGGTCGGATCGGCTCCTGGTGGCGGCTTCCAGATCACTAATAACAACTCGGTACAGATCACGACGAATGCTGCCGGCAGTGCAACCGTGACCTACTTCGGCGTCTGGGATGCCGTCACCGGTGGCAATTTTCTGGCCTCTGGTCAGCTCACCACCTCTGTTGATGTTGTGGCTGGTGACACCGTTCAGTTCAACGCCGGCGCTTTTGCGATCCGTCTGGTCTGATGGTTAAGCCCAAGAAATCCCCGACCGGCGCCGTCCACAAAGAGCCCGTCGAAAAGCTCACGCGCCAAGGACAGGGCCGCCGCAGCAAGGCCAGCCACGGCCGCAAGCTCAGCCGCGGCCAAGGCAAGTAACGCTCAGGTATTGGGGCTGTAGCCAATACCTGCCAGGTATCAGACGAAGTCCACCTCGAGCTGATACTTCAGCGTCGAGTGATCCTTGCGCTCGACAACCACCCAGAGGCGATCACCGGCGAGCACGGTAAAGGGGCCCAGTATGACTGCCGCCGCACCGTTAGCGGGCTTCTTCCGGCCCAGGCAGCCAATACTTGCCAAGGGGGTGGCAGTGCCGTCGATCTGGCGCAGCACTGCGATCTCCCCAACGGCGCGATGCGATTGGGTGAAGCCGTTCTCGCTGTAGGGCCGCACAGTCACGGTATAGGCGCCGGCATTGGTTCCAGCGCCATCAGTGATTTCGTACTGATCAACCGAGCCGCGAATGCCACTGAGTCGAGCGAAATCGCTCTTGGTATCACCTGACTTAGGGCCGACCAGCTCGGCGGGTCCCGTGATCACCCGCTTGCCGTCAATACCTTTGCGATTGATCTTGTCGATGACGGCCATGTGTGCTCGCCAGGTGTCTACGCGTTAAAGCAAGTCTAACGAGCTCAGTAATCCCAGATTGCTGCTGGTCTGACTCCAGCGCGGGGGCTGAACTTTCCGTTATTGCGTGTATCGATATGGATGAATCCCTTTGGTCGTCCGTCGCCGTACCCTCCGCTCCAGCGCTGCACGAGCCATTCATGAAAGCGTTGCAGGGATTCGCCGATGGGATAGATATCAAGCGCCATTCCTTTGACGTGATAACTCCCTGGTACGCCGCCCACCTGGCTATTGATCGGCTCCGGGCGATAACCACTGGTGATACCGATGGGGCCGGCCCATGCCGAGCGGATCGCATCAAATTGCTTGCACACCTCAATGATGGCTTTCTCTTCCGCGCTGCCTGCTTTGGGCTTGCGGCGCGCGTCATATTGCAGCACCTCGCCGACCGTGATGTATTTCCCGACCGGGCAGCTGAAGTCATTCCAGTTAATCTTGGGTGCAGCTGCTGGTGCAGGCTTGGCTTGCTCCTCGAGCCAGTGGGGCATGAACAGCGCCCAACGCTCGCCGCTCCCGTTGAGTGACACCCAGGCGTGACTGTCGCCGGGGATTTCATCGAGCCGGCTGATTGCCAGTAACTCCCCTTTGGCGACCGGTCGCTTACCGGCGTCAGAGAGGTAGTGACTGTCGATGGCCGCTTTCTTGAGGAGCGTGTCCTGTTGTGCGATGAATTTCATGGTTCCGTCGTCTTCTTGTTGCCAGATTTCGCCTTCGCGCTTGCGACGATTGACTAGCCCAGCCAGTGTCCTTCCGCCTGCCTTGACGTACAGCATGAGTGCCTGGGGCATCTGCTGATAGATCTCGGCTCTTGAGGCGCCATCGCGCAGGACTCGGGTGATGGTCTCAAACCCCGCACTGCCATAGAACTTTGCACCGAGATTCCACGCAAAGCTCAGCAGAACCGATTGGCGCTTAGGGCCTAGCCTGTCCCAGCCTGGTATACATTCCATGGCTGGTATGTATTGACGGCGCAGCAGTTCTTCCAGGTGGCGCTTGCAGATGCGGTGATCGCAAACATCACCCATGCGGACTGGCTCTCCGTTGGGATAGCGCGTCAGCCCAGCGCAAATCGTCGGGATGCCGACTGGATCGAGGTAGGCCTGAAGCTCAATCCCTTCAAATTCCTCGATCAAGCGTGTCGCTAATGACAGCGTCTGGGGATGAATCGCCATAAATGCCAGCAAAGCGACGTGTCGAATGCGCCATTGGCTCTCGACCTTCCATCATTTCAACGGCCAGATGTTGCGCCGCTGACTCGCTGTAGCCCTTCGACTGCAGCAACTCGTACAAACCAAAGAATGCGTCAAGCTTGCTCTCGACCTGCTGATCGCCTGTCGCAATCTCAGCGGCCAAGTGCTGCGCGGCTCCACGAGGAATGCCCCGGCCGGCATATTGCCGAACCAGGGCATCGAATAGCTCAGGGCTGCCCGCTAAACGCATTCACGTTTGACGCCGTAGCCCTAATCTAACCAGCCTCGTTCAGAGCCCGATATTATTCAGGAGCTCCGGTCGATCTGCGATTGTCGTCAGGCCCGGCAGAGTAGCCCTAGGGTCGCCACTTCCTTGCTGCAAAACAGCAAGTTGCACGGCCTTCTTCGCGCGTTGAACCAGAGCATT